TTATCTTTCTCATATAAATATATTGGAAAATTACTTGTGGGTTGAGTTAGTGGAGATAATAATAACTGAGTTATTTCGTTTCTTTGAGCATACTGAGTAAGCTCTGCTTCTTTATAAAAAACAGAGCCTAATCTGTATATTACATCTGTACCGTCAGCTGCTAAAGTGTAATGAGCAGGTGGTCCTGCAACATAAGCTACGGTTCCAGTTCTTTGAAAATACTGTAATTGCTTTTCTATGTTTTCAACACGGTTAGCATATTCAGTATCGTTTTGAGGCAATCTATATTGTTGATTAAGTGCATCAAAATAACCTTGAAATATATTTAACTGCACCTGAGTACCAACTCTGTTGAATTCATCAGGTGTCATATATCCTCTTTGTTGTTGGTTAAGTATTAATAAAACTGTTTTGTATACAGTATCAACATTTATTGCCATTATAATCTATTTTTATTGTTAAATAAGCTTTTTAGCTACGCTCTTATAAATTTCTACTCCTTCATCAGTCTTAAACCAAGCTGCTAATGCTGCGTATGGGTTCTCGTCAAAAGGAACACTAAATAGTTTTCTTTTGTTTTTACCGATAGTAAAACTTCTTTGATCGTTAGCTAATTGTATTAAACCTTGTTCTACAGCTTTGATACCAAAGTTTCTTAACTGTACGTTTTCATCGTTAGCTAATTCAATAAATAATTTTGAGTTATCTCTAGCGAATTTTAACAAGTCTCTTTTTATTTCTTTTGAAGCCATTTTGTTTACCTCAGAACCAATTTCAGTTCTTAATATTGCTTCTGCTTGATCTACATCTAGCGTTTTAGCTATATTTAATGCTTCAATTTGATATTCTATTTCATCAACCTCATATTCTGCTTGTTGCACAGGTTTAAGCTCTCTATATCTTTTGTCTCTATCAGGGTGATATAATGAAAGCAGTTTTTGTAAAGATTGTTCTTGTTTTGGAACTGTTAGTGAACCATCTGTAAACATAATATGTTTTAAAGTTACTTCACCTTTTTGTTCATCTGTAAAACAAGAAGATTGATTTGTAGCGTATCTTAATGCTCTTTGTGAGTTTTTATTTGTATCAAAATATAACAGAGGATATTTTTCTGTATGTCTTGATTTTATTGTATATGTTAAAGGGTTTTTGTCACCTCTTAAAACATATGTTCTATCTTTTATTTCCCAACCTTCTTCAGCTGGGTTTACTTTTACTTTTTTTGTCATGATATAATATAATTAAATAAGTTAAAGGTATTGGGCGCCGAAGCGCCCTTACCTATATAAAAATTAAGCTGTAAATAATACAAAATTATTTCTAGCTTGAACACATAAACATCTTTCAGATAAGAAATTTACTTCCATCGCGTCTAATGTAGAACTAAATGCTCCACCAACAGAACCTGTTAGCCAAGATTTCATTCTTCTATCATCAGCTTGAGAAGCTCTATATCTTACATGTAAGAAAGGTCTTCTAATGTTTGTTCCAAGTAATTGATCGTATACTGTAGAAGTTCCAGCAGGTACTAATACACCATCGATATTGTCACCGTTAACAAAGTTAGCAGATCCACCTCTTAATGAAGCGTCGTTTAAGTATTTCCAAGAAGTCTTGTAGAAGTCATATGAACCTCTTCTAAATCCAGAGAAACCTAAGTTAAGCGCCATATCTTCAGAGTTTTCAAATACACCATAAGATGTACCACCAGCTCCGTAAGAGTTTTGTTGTGCTAACATGTTATCAAATAATAACTCAGTTTTTCTGTCTAAGAATAACATATTCTCTTCAATAGCTCCTTGGCTATCTAGTAATTGTAATACAGAATCAAAGTCCTGTAATGAACCAGCAAATCCAGAAAGTACATTACCGCCATTGTTGATAGCAGCAAATAAACCTTCAGTACCGATTTGTCCAGCACCAGCAGTTCCAGGGAAACCTAAAGCTGCAACACCACGTATAGCGGTTGCTTGTGCACCATTAGCTAATTCACCTTCGATCATTGCCATTTCTAAATAATCTTCAAATCTTAATCTAGTTTCACCTTCAGCTTTTAGATACCATAAGTATCCAGAAGTTCCATCTTCAGCAGCTACTTCAACCCAGCCGATTTGTGCTGTATCAGATCCAGATACTGCGTATCTATCTCTAATAATAATTGGTTTGTTGCTAAATACAGATAATTGTGGCTCAACAGATTGACCTGTAGAGTTATCTAATGTAGATCCTTTTCCAAATTCAGAACCATAAACAAACATTTTTAATCCAGTCATACCAGCGGCTACATTAGCATTAATTTTAGCTCTAGTATAAGGAACAGCGTCGATAACTAAAGCACCTAATGCTGAACCAGTGTTTGCACCTGAATCAGAAACGATACATTTTACAGTAAATGAAGGATCATTTGGATCCATAATTACGATTGTTTGGTTAATAAATACCGCGTTGTCTGCACCTACGATAGTTAATCTACTACCGTTGTTTGCACCTGAACCAGAAACTGATACATTATCATAAGAGATATGTAATCTGTTTTGTTCAGACCATACAACTTGGTCAGACATCATTGGCATTTCAGCACCAACCATTCTTAAGAAGCCTCCAATCGTTCTGTTTCCATAACGTTCTACCTCGGCTTCATATATTTCAGGTAGATATTGTTGCGCGAAATCATTACCTCCACCGTCAGCAAAATTTAAGTAGTTATCTACTAAAGTTTGTTTTTTAGGCGATGGTATAAGACTCCCGAACTGAGGACTTAATACACCCATTTTAAATAGTTTTAATTGTTAAATTTACTTCGTTTTATTCTAAGTTTTGAACTGTCTACTCCGTCAATAGCTTTAACTTTAAGACCACCAATAAAAATATCACCGCCAGCTGTCTCACGAGTAGCTGTTGTAGGATTTTTTGAATTATCCATTACAGTTTTAATTCCATCAGTTTTGCCTTGCTCGTAAAAATGATTTACGATTTTGTCTATATTCTGAGCAGCGTACATAGCTTTGTGATAACCTTTCGTATCTTTAACATTGCCTTCATTGTCTAAGAACCTCTCGACGAAGTTGTTAATGTTTGATTGATTTTCTGCAATTGAGCTAGGATCTTTTATACCGTATCTAAACTTCTTTTCACCAACTTCGAAATCAAAACCTTTGAATTCATCGGTAAATAGTTGCTTAGTATCATTTACAAAAGTTTCATGCCTTTGCGTAGCTATTTCTTGTTCTTGGCTATAACGGTTAAAAAAATCTAAAGCTTTTTGTTGTTCTTGATTAATACCTGGACGTAGTTTAATTTCATCGTAGTATTGTTCTTTCAATTCCTCTAAAAAGTCTTTAGCTTCTGCTATAGCCTCTTTTTTAGCGAGTTGTTTTTTCTTGATGTCCCGCTGTTCATCAACATCATCGTCATAACTAAAACTTTCTTCCATAATGAATGAAACTTCTTCGTCATTTAAATGAGGTTTTGTTTGCTTGTAGTATTCTTTTAATAAAACATCATCGTTTACTTTTGAATAATCAGCATTTAATCTTACATAGTCTTCAACTGTACCACCAGTTTCTTCCATAAAAGTAACTAGTTTTTCAACATTTTCAGGTAATTTTTTACCTAATACTTGTTCATCTCTTTTAGCTTCTTTTACTTCTTGCTCTAGTTTTTTTACTTCTGGTTTGGACTCTTCGGTAACTTCGACAAGAGGCGAGTTGGGCTTTTGTACTTCATCTGTATTGCTGACCCGTACTTCTTCGTCCACTTTTTTGCCAGTTTCGGGTTTGTTGCCCACAGGTACCTCCTTTGTTTCTCCGATTTGAATGGCATCGTCTTCTTGTTTTTTAGTTAAATCTACTTTAATATCTTCTTCAAGTTTAACATTAGGATCTTTACTTAGATCTACCTTTACAGGTTCGTTTTTCTTTTCGCTAAACTTTTTTACTTTTGGCTTTGATTTAATTTTCATATCTCCACCTTCTGATTTGACCTCTTTAGTCACCTCAGGCTTCTTTGTTTCTTTTTCTGACATAATAAAATATTATAAAATTAGTTATTGGTTTTGTTGGAAATTAGTAGGTAATAAATCAAATTTTCTTTGATCTATCATTTTACTCTGTTGAGTTCCTTCTAATTTGGTTCTATTATCTTTACGATCTTCAATATACTTTTCACGCTGTATCATTTGATCAACTTCCATTTCTTTTAGTTGTTTATCAAAATCAAATTGAATTTGCATCTCTTGTTGTTTAATTTGAGAAGCAACTTGCATTCGTTGTATATCGAATTGACTTTTAGCTTTTTCGTAATTTAAATTTTGAGCAGATAAAGCTTCTTGTTTTTGTACTTCAGCCATAGCAGCTCTTTCAGCAGTTTGTGCATTAGCATCTGCTTGTGCTTGAATATTCATTTGGGCTTGCTGCTGCTCCATAGCTTGACGTTTTTTACGTTTTTGCTTTAATAAATCATTAGCAAGTTTTAAATTATGAATCTGTCTTATGTCTATAGCATCTTCTAAATCTATACCACCTTGCTGAAGAGCCATTTGAATATTTTGTTCAAGCTGTGCTTTTTCTTCTTCTTCTGGTTCTAATTGTAAGTATAAACCAAAGTCATGTAAATTTAAGTTTCCTATTTCTTGTAAAGTACCTACGTTATAAGTAGATATAGAACTTTTAAGAGAATTTAAAGTTAAAGGATAACTTAATGAATCAGCTACTTTTAAAGATACATTTTCACATGTTCTAAGTGTAAGCCATAAACTAGCTTGTAATATATGTTTTGTAGCTGTATTGGATGCATTAGCAGCCATTTTTTGTAAACCTACTAAAGAGTCTTTATCTGGCATACTACCATCTCTAGCTTCATTTAACCCGGTCACATCTCTTATTAACTGTAAATAATATTGATAAGTACTAATTAAACTTTGTATTTTACCTTGACCACTAGATGTTTGTAATTCTTGAATAGGAACTTTACCAGGATTCATATCACCTTCTTGAGTTAGTGATCTACCAACGATACTACCAGTTTGAAAATACATGTTTAATGCTTCTGCTGGATTATAATTAGTACCATTACCTAAATCAACTTCAGCAAGACCGTCCATATCTAAGTAAACACCATCTGGTACCATACGCGACATGACTTGTTGTAGTTTTAAATGTGTTAACTGTATCATATCAGCAAACCCAGTTATTCTGTTTACTATAGAATCTATCCTACCTTTATACATACGAGGCGCACATATAGCGTAACTCATTTCTACTTTTGTAGTATCAGCAAAAGGTCTAGTCATATTTTCAGACAACCTCCACTCAATAAGCTCGTTGTTACCTATTACTTTTACACCCTCATATAATACTTCTATTTTTCTACCGACTCTTTCAAAATTATCACTAGGTTCAGGATTAAATGTATCTGGCTTTTCAATAGCTTTTTCTAAACCATTTTGTCCTTGTTTAATTTTAAATACTTGAGTATTATAAGTTTTATATTCAAAAAATAAAACTTGTATAGTATTTTCATCGTATGTCTGCCAGCCATATAATTGGTTTCTAATACCTTTTGTTTTTTGTATTTTATCTAATTGCTCATCAGTTAGGTGTGGAAACTTTTTAGCAATTTCACCTATAGTTAATTGCTTTACCTCACCTACATAATATATATCTTCAAAATTTGGATCTTCTGTGTAAGAATATATTAATCTTGCTGG